CAAACAACGAACATTATATTAAAAGCCATAAGTTAGTAAAGGGCCTTAAGTATAATTTTATATTTGATGTAATATCTCAACATGCGGGAGCCGCTTATATTCATGCAATTGAGGCTCTGGCGAATCCGATTAAAGAAAGTCTGCCTAAAAAAGAGGCTGCTTTCTTTAACCGACCAGCACCTGGTCCAAAGGAAAAAGGACTAAACTGCAGATTTTTTAACAGCGCGAGAATTGCCGAACACGGAAAATGTCCAGTTGGGCCTAAGGATGTGTTCATATCTCACGGAATTGGAGACAAGGACTACTGGACTGCTAAAAAAATAAAAGCGTTTAATTATGCTTTTGTGCCTGGTCCAACTTGGGAAGCCAGAATGCGGGCGACTGGCTATAAAGGGGAGATTTTTGTTGTTGGCTATACAAAACTCGACCCAATATTCCAAGGGAAATATAATAAAACAGAAAGAGATAAACCTTATATTGCATGGCTTCCAACTCATGGTTATGCAAATAAACACAGGGGACGGTCTAGTTATCCCCAGTTTTTACAGGATATTCCGCAGATTCCTTTGGACGTATATGACATTTGTCAAGGAATGCATCCAACAACAAAGCTTCATTCATGTCAAAAGCAAGTTCCAACCATGCAGGAATTAGTAGATGCGGATGTTGTAATAGCAGACGCTGGCTCGACGTTATACGAGGCGTGGGCTATTGGAAAGCCTGTAATATTCCCAGATTGGATTTGTAAAAAAGATGTTCTGGGCCATTTTGGGCCTGACAACTTAGAATACCAGATTTATAAAGAGGGCATTGGATATCATGCAAAGGATATGGCCCATATGCTTCAATTAATAGAAATTGCCTTAAGAGATGGAATGGGAGAAAGAGAAAAAGAGTTTATTGAAGGAATCTTCCCGGGATCATTAAGGGGAGTTGCCGGAAAGACCGCGGCAGATTCTTTGATTGAAATAAGTAATACATTTAATTAAATAAAAATTTAATAGGTTTGTTGACATATTTAAAAAAACATAGTAATATATAGTTAACTTAAATATATCAATAAACCTACTTTTAAGAAGGAGGATTATATGACATCAATTGAAATATCAAAAGAATTAAATATTCAGCATTTTAGCATAGGGCGAATAATAGAAAAGTATTCTAATGAATTAGAGCTTTTTGGTGATTTGAAATTTAAAATAACCCAATATGGCACTGGGAAAGGAACCGCGGGTGGAAGGCCGACTAAGTTGTATCTCTTGAATGAAAAACAAAGAGACTTCCTAATTGTCTTATTGAAAAACACAAGAGAGAGCGTAAAGCTAAAGGCTGAAATTATAAAAAGGAGTTGAAGGGAAAATGAGTGAACAAACAAAAAAAATATTTTTACCTCTTTATCTATTACTATTAACTATTGCTTTTTTAGTTAGCTTTACAGTGGTCATGTATACAACGGATATATTTTTAAAAGAATCTGATATTAATAAAATTTTTGAAGAGGAGAACATCGAAAATGTAACAAGGATATACACATCTTCAATGTATCGATTTGATTGGAAGGACAATGGAGAAGAGTGTTCTCTTGAAATCTATAATAGTTATGACCAGGTTAATTGGGAAGAAAAACAAATGCAAAGGGATGATATAGGAACTTTTTTTAAATATAAAAACATTTTATTTAGAAGTTCCAACAAGGAATTAATAAGAAAATATTATGCAAAGATAAAAAGTTTAAAATAAAAGGGGAGAAAATTATGGATAGTTTTTTAGAAGAACCAAACAACGAACAGGGCGAATTAGATTATGCTTTCGAAAATGAAATTGAAGAACTTCAAATGGCCGAAAAAGAAGCTGGCCGATATATTTATGTATGTAAATTAAAAATAAAAGAATGGGAAGACAAGCTAAAAAAGGCTGAGGAGCGAATAGAATATAGGAAAGACTGTTCTAAGCATAATATCTATAACTTATTGAATAAGGCAATTGTGGAGGGAGTAGTTGGGCCTGAAAGTATAAAGGAAGGGAAACAAACAACTTATACAATCCCATCTGCAAAACTTATATTTCACAAAGAAGAGGAACAGATAGAAATGGTTGATGAAAATAAGCTTTTATTATATCTTAAGGACAATAGTAAATGGGACTATTTAAGCATAAAGGAAAATGTTAAATGGGATGAATTTAAGAAGACAATCAGGGCTAAAGATGGAAATATAATTGATGAACACGGCGAGATACTTGAATCAATAAAAGGCCTTAATATAACAATGAAACCATCTAAATTTGAGATTAAGTATTTAGGTAAAAAGAAATAATATCGACCCTATCGTAAAAAAATGTATCAGCTATTATTTTACTTGTTGTAATTGGAACGTTGTTCTCTGGCGTTGGTAACAAACATAAAAATGTTGTTGAATTAATTCAAAGACATGAAGAAAGAATAAAGAGATTTAGGGGAATACTTCCGTTTGAAACGGATAAACCAAAAAAAGGAAGGCCTTTAGATTTTGAAAAAAGTCAACTATAATAATCAACAATATTATTTATCTAATGAAATAATTATGTTATAATATAATTATTAATTTTGAAAGGATTGATAATTATATGGGAAAATCAGAAATGGAGTTATTTGCTGAAAAATGGTGTAATGAAAAAAATATTGACATTACTAACTTAAATGATAAACAAATTAATGAATTATGCTCAGCTTGGACAATTAAAGTTCTCAACATACCATTTAAAACAATTGATGAATGGAGAAAAGAAAATGAATAATTTATTAACTGTTTTAAAAGATGAAATTTATGTTGCTACTGATATTTTAGCAAAAGAGTTAGAAAGAAAACATCAAACAATTATCAAGTTAATAAATGAATACGAAAATGAATTAAAAAAATTAGGAATACTTCGATTTCAAATCGAAGAAATATCTACTAGGAATTGTAAAAAAGAAAGAAGAGGGCAGCCAAAAAAGTTTTACTATCTAAATAAAAAACAATACATATTTCTAATTACGAATATGAGAACTAAAGCAAATGAAAAAACCACAGTCATGAAGGCAAAATTAGAAATAGCTGATATGTTTGTTGAAATGGAAAAGTGGATACTAGAACAAAAAACACAAAAAGCAAATGCGGAATATATAGCGACAAGAGGAATGTCTAAAATAGGAAGAAAACAGGAAACAGATATAATAAAAGAATTTGTTGATTATGCTAAAAAACAAGGGAGTCAATCGGCTGAAAAATATTATATGATAATTTCAAAAATGGAAAACTCGGCTTTTTTTATACTTAAGGAGAAATTTAAAAATGTGAGAGAAGTATTAAGTATAACTCAATTAAGCAAGATAATTGTGGCTGATATGATAGTTAAGACTGCGATTATAGAAGGCATGGAAAAAGAAATGTATTATAAAGATATATTCCAACTGGCTAAAAAAAAGGTTGTTGAAATGGCTAATAGTGTGGGAATAAAAGAAGTTTTACCTTCTATTGATTTTAAGCAGATAGAATAAACCGGAGGTTTTTAAATTGGGTAATAATGAAATTATAAAAAATAGCTTAGATAAAATATTGATGTATTATGGAGCAATTCCTCCAAGAGGGACGGGCAATTGGACATGCTTAAGTTCAAGGCATGGGAATCCTAGGGGTAATTTATCAGTTAAAGGAGATATCTGTTGTTGTCACTGCGGGATTAAAGGGGATTCTTTCGCCGTTATTGGTGAACTAGAAGGCCTCAGCCATAATGATAAAGAGCAGTTCCTTTTAATTGTAAAAAAAGCACTTGAAATTTTAAACATGCCTGTTGAATGTAAGAAATCCAACAGACATGAACAATATGAAAGCAAAAAAACAAAGAAACAAGACGGAAATACAATTAATGAATTAACTCAAATTATATCAGAAGTTTCTAAGAAAGCAAAAACAATGAACTATATTTATTTTAAAACAAGAGGGATAATAAATCCCTATCTCTTTAAAAAATATAGACTTATTGTTGGAAATCCAAAAAGAATATTCCCATCAAAACTTTTACCCAATTTAACAAATATTTGGGCCTATGAATATATAATCCCAATTATAAAAGATGGCAGAGTTGTAAATTGTATCTTAAGAAGGAACGACAACAAGAGCAATTCAAACAATAAAACATTAAATTTAAAAGGGCTCCCTGTGGAGTTCTTTAATGGAGATTACCTGAAGGAAGCAAACTTAAAATATATATTTATATGCGAGGGTGTATTTGATGCCCTTACATTTTTAAATTTTGGGCATAAAGCCTTGTCAATTAATTCAATAGTAATGATTAACAAACTATTCCAAGAGGTTAAAAACAATAAAGAAGGGCTAAAAAATACTATATTCTTTATAGCTTTTGACCAAGACGAAAAGGGCTGGGGACAAAAAGCTGCAGCAGAATTAATAAACAAATTAAAAAGTATTAATATCAAAGCTAAAAGCCTAAAGTTAAAGGAATATAAAGACATAAATGAATATTATTGCAATAATCAAAAAAGTTTCTTAGAAAGTATTGACAAAGTAATACCCATATAGTATTATGTGAGCATAGTAAATAAATTAAATTAAAATATTAGGAGGAACTAAAAATGAAAAATATAGTTAAAGTATTAGGATGGTTGTTATTCCCATACATAATGGTGGGGATTTTGGTTGGAAGGAAGAGTCAAAGTAAATTAGGCGGATTCATGGCGGGATTTTTTGTATTTATTCTTGTATATGCTGTAATAATAGAGCCTTATGGTGAAGAATCAACAACATATACAGGCACACCAATTAGCGTCTCGGTAAAAGATATCCCAGAAAGTAAAAAGACGTTACAGCCGTCACCAAGTCAATCAGTTAAACCTTCAATTAAGCCATCACCGAGCCCAACAATTAAGCAAACAGTTAAAACAACATCAGTCAAGCCATCAGTTAAACCATCACCAAGCCCAACAGTTAAGCTTTCTGTTAAACCATCAGTTAAGCCATCACCAAAAATTATTGTAAAAAAAGAAACACTTTCTCAAAAAAATGCGGTAAAAGCAGCAGAAAACTATATTAGGATTATGCCTTTCTCAAGAGAGGGCCTAATAAAACAGCTAAAATATGAAGGGTATTCGACAGCAGACGCGACTTATGCGGTTGATAAGCTTAAGATTGATTATAATAAACAGGCTTTAAAAGCGGCAGAAACATACCTCGACATGATGGCATTCTCAAGGAGCGGATTGATAAAGCAGTTAAAATATGAAGGTTATACAACCAAGCAGGCCACATATGCAGTTGATAAGGTTGGCTTATAGGAGGAGCGAAATGGACTTTATAACTCCAGAAGATTCAAAAAAGATTATTGAAGCTGCTATTAAAAATGATAATCTGTTATATCGTTTTGAAATAGAGAATCAACAGAAAATATTTTTAAAAGATTTGGATGAGATGAGATGGAAATTTAATAGTTTAGTTAACAATATAAATTGTATTGATTTTAAAAGCTATTACCTTGATAGAGATTATAAAAATAAAGATATTATTAAAGAGCTATTTAAAATAAATAACCTTGTTAAACAATACACAGAGATGGTTATTGATAGACATGGGGTTGATAGAAAGGAATTCATTAATACTGTTTTAAATTTAAGCGGCGGGATAACTTGGGATGAAGATGGGGGTTAAAATGTTAGACTGCAAAAAATGTGGAAGGCGGATGGAGTTAAAAGATTCTAATTACGAATACTGGAATCTTGTATACTGGGAAGGATTTAGCTGCATTTGTGGGAACGTTGAACTTGTTTATTATACAGAAGATGAATATAAAAATAGACAGCAAAAATCAAAGAAAATAAACCAATATGATTATATGAAGATTTGTCCTAATTGTAAGAGCGATTTAATTGAAGACATTGGACTAGAGGGTTTTAGTTGCAAAAATTATAAATGCGGGAGATTCTATACTTTTGAAGAGCTGTATGAAATGAAAACAGGAGGGCTTGAATTATCAAAAGCATTTAAGCAGGGTTCAAACCCATTCTCTTTTTTGAAACTGCCGAAAGGTAATTAATAAAAAAAAATAAGGAGCTGATTAAATGAAACATTATATTATAAAGACTAATCCAACAAACAAAAACAATGTCGATTGTTACGAAGTTATTAATGGGAATGCTGAATACATGAAAAGAGTTAACTCTTTTGAAATAGCAAACATGATAAAAGATAGCGGTCTTGGAAAAATAAAGTTTGAAGATAAGAGAACATATAAAAGCAATAAGAATGAATTGGATTAGAGGTTAAAGATGAGAGTTAAAATTAAAAATAACAAAATTTTTATTAAGTTAACAAAGGAAGACTCGGAACAGCTGGCAGCAAATGAATCAACTAAAATCAGGCTAAGGAAAAGCGGGAATTTAATAATAATTAATTGGATTAAGGAGGATAAAAATGGCAGAGATTAAATTGATAAACAAAGACACTAACTTGAAAAATATTCAAATAGAATGGATAAGATGGGATGCCTATTATGGCATTATCCCATTGACCATTTATAAAATACCGGGCTATATACATTCTATTGGCGGTAAATGGGGAGAAAACGATTATTGGTGTACAAAAAGAGGCCTGGACGTTAATTACGAAACTTTGATGGAATTTAATGGCTCCCCTTGTAATTGGAGTTTCTCTTTAACTGAAGATAATTATTTAAAATGTAAATGGGAAGAGAAGAGTGTTGAAAGGAAAATCCAAGTAAAAATTCTTAGGAATAATGATGTGTTTTATACATTTGGAGCTAACAATTTAGACTGGGCCTTAGCAAGAGTAAGAATGTTATTATTTGAAATTGATGAACACCCAATTGAATTTTATGAGATAAACTTTAAGAAACACATTATTGGCAGGAAGATAGAATGGAAAGGAATACCTTGTATAATAGAAAGCTATTGTATGAATGGGAACTTAATTATAGTTCCAGACTTGAAGCTATCAAGCCATGAAGAGTTAATGAAAGTATCTCATCAAAAAGCAGATTATGACGGTTATGTTGCCGAAGATTTGTTTGCTGGTTCGATTTTTTGGTTTAGGAGGGGTGAAGATGAATAAGTTATTTATTGATAAAGTTGGTGTTGAAAATGCAGAAATTATGTGGAATGAAATACAAACTATAGGATATATAGACCCAAACAAAACAACTAATTATTTAGATATTATAAATAATGTTGAAGATTTATATAAGAAAATTTTACAAAGGGAAAACATAAATAAAAGGTATTTAATAAGGGGATGTCCATCAAGAAGGAATCGGTTAATAGTAGACTATAGGGTTCCTATTTCAAACTGCATATTGATAGGGTTAAATGAGGAAAGAATAATAATGTTTAACCAACTAGCAGGAATGCCGGGTAATATCTTATGTTTATTTGAATCTTGTGTAGAACTCTGGGAGATTAGAAGTTTAATTAGAGAGTTTATTTGATGTTTTATTTAATTGAAAGGAGAAATGCTAGATGTATACAGGAAATGTTAAGACAACCAAATGCCCTGAATGTGGTCACGAAGTAGAAGTTAACCCAAATCAAGAAGAGGTCACATGCAATAAATGCGACACCGATTTTTACCCAGAACTTGAAATACTATTAACCGAATTAGAATTATGATATAATATAAAAAACCTGTGAACCTATTGTATTTTTGATTTTTAATAAAAAGCCCTTTTTAGGGCTTTTGTTCTGTTTTCAAATGCATTCTATATGTCTATGTGGACGAATATAGAATATATTTGTTTTTTTTTGTCGTGTTATGATATACTAATGTTACGTTATGAAACGGACAGTCGACGGACTTAAAACGGAAATAGTCGACAGACTTAAAAATGGAGGTTTATATGAATTTGAAACGATTTTTTAGTTTATTATTGTTTGCACCATTAATTCCTTTAGTTGGGGTGCCTGGTGAAGGCGGAGAAGCCGGAGCCACAGGCGGTGAAAATGCAGAGGGCGACGAGGGTAAAAATACAAACCTCGATGGCGAATCCAACGATGGAGAAAAAGGGCAAAAACAAGAGTCTACATTTTCTTCACAGGCTGATTTTGACAAAGCTTTTGAAAGAAGAATGGCCCGGGAAAGAAAGAAAATGGAGGCTGAATTTAATACTAAGCTTGAAAGAGAAAAAATGGATGAGACCGAAAAAGCAAAGGCAGAAAAGGCCGATGCAGAATTAAAAGCAACTGATGCAATTAATAAAGCAAACTCGCGATTAATAAAAAGCGAAGTTAATCTCAAATCAGTTGAACTTGGAATTATAGATGCTGAGGCTGCATATGCCCTAGTCAATAAAGAAGATGTTGATGTTGATGACCATGGCAATGTAACGGGTGTCGAGGCGGCTTTAAAATCTTTAATTACAAGAAAACCATATTTAGTAAAACCTGCAGAACAGCAACATCAAAAAGCGGGAGATGACCAAAGTTCATCAACCAAAAAGAATAACTTTAATATCAATGATATGTTCAGAAAAGCTGCTGGCAGGTAAATTCAAAAAATAATAAAGAGGTGTATTTTATGTCAACTTATATCCCAAGGACAGGAGCCGAGGCTCTTATGCCAGAAGAATATACAAGGGAAATCCTTGAAAGTGTACCAGAGTCAAGTTCTGTTATGAGCTTAGGTTATAGAGCTCCTAATATGAGCAGAGCTCAAAGAAGAATGCCTGTATTATCCGTTTTACCGACCGCGTACTTTACAAATCCAGGCCCTGGCGATATCGGAGATTTAGGATGGAAGAAGACCACACGTTTAATGTGGGAAAATCGTTATCTGGACGCTGAAGAGCTAAATGTAATTGTTGCGATTCCAGAAAGCGTTATTGATGATGTTGATTATGACATCTGGGCTGAGGTTAAACCTAAATTACTTGAGGCCTATGGATTGGCCATAGACCAAGCGGTTTATTATGGTATTAACGCTCCAGCTGTGTGGCCAACAAATCTGGTTGCAGCAGCAACTGCCGCTGGCAACTGGGTGACTCTTCCAACTGGAACCAAGGATATATATGATGTTATTCTTGGAGAAGATGGCCTCATTTCCAAAGTTGAAGAAGACGGATATATGGTAAATGGTTATGTTTCGGCATTAACTATGAGAGGCAAATTAAGAGGATTGAGAGATTCTGTTAATCAGCCAATTTTTAAACCAGTTCAAAAAGAAGGCATTCAGGGTGCTTCTAGATATGAATTGGATGGGGAACCAATGTTCTTCCCACGAAACGGAGCAATAATTCCAGACAGAAGTTTACTAATTGCAGGTGATTGGACAAAGTTAATTTATGCTATACGTAAAGATATTACTTGGAAGATTATGACTGAGGCTGTTATCCAAGACCCAGCAACTGGAGAGATTGTATACAACTTAGCTCAACAGAACATGGTTGGTTTGCGTTCATGCATGAGAATTGCGTGGCAGGTGCCGAATCCTATCAACAGGGTTAACCCAGACGAAGATAGCAGATATCCATTTGCTGTTTTAGGCGAGGCTGGAAGCTAATATATCAATAAGTAAAGAGGTTAGATTATGAAAGTTAAATTTTTGAAAACAGGAGCATATCGAGGCACTAAATATCCAAAGGATTCAATTGTTGAAATGTCTCAATTAGATGTTAAGGCATTTCTCGATTGTAAGGTTGTTGAGAGATACAAAAAGGAAAAGAAAGTTAAGCCAATAGAAGAGATGGGTTATAAAGAACTTCGGGTTCTTTGTAAAGAAAAAGGACTTCCAGCAGTTGGAAGCAAGGAAGAGTTAATGTTATCTTTAAAGGAAAAACTCTTAAGTTAAGAGGTGTAATAATATGAGTAGGTCTAAAATTAATAATGAAATGTTAAAAAAAGATGGAGTAAATGTTTTATTATTAGATGATATTATTAGTAATTTAGATAAAAATATAGAAGAACTAAATAATAAATCGGCATCGAATTCAGATATTAGCTCATTGAATTCGAATATTAATGAAATGAAACACACTATAAAAGCTTCAATGGGAACATATGGTGGAGCTTATAGCGGTGCGGCAACAATTACGCCTGACGATGGTTATATCTTTGTAGCAATAAGGGTGTTGACCGAGGCGGTGTTAACTTGTAGCGGTAATGTTTCTGGAATAACCGGCATAACTTTTGACGCAAATACAACATTTGAGGGTCGATTTACAAGTATAGAAATAACATCTGGAACCATAATAGCCTATCAAGGATTAGATGAGGAATAGGCGGTGATAAAATGTTAGGACTGGGACTTGGATTAGATAAATCAAATAAAACAATTAAAATAGAGACGAGCTTACTTAATCCATTAAAAGATTGTCATATTTACAGCTGGGCACCCGATGAAGTTTATAATGATGTTTTTATTTCGGTATATAATGGAGGAGTAGACGACTCCCAGTATGGATTATTGAAATTTGATTTATCATCGATTATAGGTAAGGACATAAAAAGCGCAAACTTAAAACTTTATGTTTTGGAGTTAACGCTGCCAGCAACCTTGGGCATAAAAATAATTACTTTTAACTGGGATGAATCAACAGTATATAATACGAGGCCGAACGTTAATTCAACCGTGTATTATCTAGAATCAATTCAAGTTGGTTCCAATAGTTGGAAAACGCTTGATATTAAATCGCTAATACAAGCGGTTGCTGATGGTGTAGTATATGAGGGTCTTTGGATATATGTAGGGAATGCTGTCTCAGATTATCGTACTGTCGAATTCAGCTCGAGTGAAGGAGCGAATAATCCAGTACTTGAGATTAAGTATAGCGACAAAGTATCAAATGACTTACTGTTGGCTGAATGCGACGACGTTGGAGACTTAGCTCTTCAAGGATGCACAGGAGCCCTTGATTTAGTAAATAAGGCATCCGGAGTTTCATCAATTAAGCTTACTAAAAACGCCGATCTCTCAGGTTATTTTATTGCGAATGTTAACTGTGAATATAATTTAACTAACTATACAAAGTTAAAATTTAGATTTTATGTTGCTAATAATGCAAATATTGCAAGTATATCAGCATTATTTTTTACAACATTTCCATTTAACTATGATGTATATTTTGTAAAATATGAGGCTGTAAGTTCTGGATGGAACTTAAAAGAATTATTACTCAGTGATTTTACAATTAATGGCGCAGCTAACTGGGAAACAGTTAAAGGATTGATGTTTGTTGTAAGTTTAATTACTGATAATGCAACCGAAGAAGTAAATTTTGATAAAATTGAAATAATAAAATAATAAAATTATTAATGGAGGTTGGAAATGTATATAACCAGTGCAGAATATAATACCTTAACAGGACGCCCGGCAGCAGAAGCAAATACTATCAGATTAACAATTGCATGTAAGCTATTAGACTCCCGAATAGGCAACTATCCAATAAATACAGACGGTTATAAAATATCATCTGCATGGGTACTTTATGATGAAGGGGAAAATATAAAATTACATCAATCTAAAATAGATGCTGTAAAGATGTGGGTTTCCATGATGGTATCTTATTTAACTGATAATAACAACAAGCCACCCTCTGCAGCTAATAATTTAAAACTTGGAAGATTTAGTGTAGGAAAGGCGGGGACAATTGGAGATTCCTTTTTGCCCGCTGAACTAGGTTATGCTGATAGTATTTTAGTGTCTTCCGGAATAATTAACAGGAAGGTAAAAATGCGATGAGTTTAGCTGAATTTGTAAGTATGATGACACATGATGTTGTCTTAAAAAAAAGGAAAAGAAGTTCCAGTGGAGACTTTTCTGTTGTTTCAACATCGCCGAGTTTAAAAGGTTTTGTGCAATATGGAAACTTTTTAGTAACAACAGAAAAAGGGGAAGAAGTAAAAGCCACTGCCCTTGTATTTTTGCAAGATGATTGTGGAATTGATGTTAATTATCCATATTGGATGATTGACCAAGCAGCTCCTCAAGTTAGGGGAAATATGGAGGTCATAAAGATTGACCCTGTATCAAACCCTTTAACTGGAAGCACACATCATTTTGAATGTGCAGTTAGATAATAAAAAAATGAAAGGATGATTGGGATGTCATTTGCCAGTAGATGGTATGGGCCTGCAATAAAAAGTAAAATTAAAAAAGCAGCAGTAAACACCGTTTTAAAAACTGGGGACGTTGTTTTGGCCGCTTCAATGCAAGAAGTTCCCCTAGACGAAGGGTTTTTGACCAGGTCTGGCGTTGTTGTCTTAAAACGCGAGAATGTTCCTGTTGCTATTATTAGCTTTGGCGGAGGTGCTGGTACTGGACATCCAAAGATTCCATATGCAAGAAGATGGCATGAAACGCAGGCTAATTTTCAGCATGGTCGTAAATGGAAATATTTAAAAGACCCTTTTAATCGGTTAGCTTCAAGTAGTTTAACGAGAATACTTGAAGAGGAATTGAGAGGTATTTTATGAGTATTGCTTTTGACATGTTGAAATATTTAGAATCAAAAGGATTTGGTGTTGAAGATATAAATTTATTTTTTGGGTTTGAGCCAGAGTCACCCGACAATTGTATTACAATATATGACGAGTCGGCTTCTACAATACCCGAATCTGCGTGTCTGAGTGTTGATAGTTTAGGAATCCAGATTCTAGTAAGAAATAATAATTATACTTTAGCAGAGCAAATCTCAAGAAGTATTCATAAACAAATTGTAGGATTCGGCGGGAAGGCTTTGAATCCCGGCGGGGAAATAGTGTCTTATTTAACCGTTGAAACAGCTCCCAACAGTTTGGGAAAAGATATTAAAGGGCGAAATCAATGGTCGGCCCATTATGTTGTTAGGGCCGAATCTAGTGATGATGCCTTTAGATTATAAATAAAGGGGATGAAATTATGCCAGAAGTTAAATTTGCCAGAACGCAAATAATGGTGGATAACGAGATAGTCGCGAAAGTTACCTCTTTCAATAGGGACGTAGCAATTGCCGAAGAGGATATCACGGGCTCCGAAGATTATATTGCCGGAACTAACGTATTACATCAGCAGTTTGCAAGTATATCCGTCGGGGAAACTGCAGCCGTTGAGGGAATTGCTATTGAATCCGCTGCCGCTGGTCTTGATGATGGACAGTCGGAATTAAGAGATTCGGCAGAAACTGGAGCAATGGTAACAATGAGA